CTAATTGTGTTTGAATTTAATTTTTTGAGCCTTAAATTCAGAAATCGCTTCGTTTATTTTCTTATCAGAACATTTTGCAGGTATAAATACGAATGCCGTATACACCTCTTTCCCCATCGTGTCGTATTGTACACATATATATCCCCATACAGGTACATTCCCATTGTCATACTTGGCTATCGTATTAAATAGATGATACGAGTCCGAAATTGTTCCTATTTTCTCTTGTTGTTCGTCAATAATGAATATAGGAAAGGAATCATCTTTTTGTTCTCCAAGAATGGCTCTCCCGTAAAATCGTCCGGGTTTACATACATATTCTTTATCTATTTGCAGACTGTATCTTTTTAAATTTGGCGATTTATAACATTCTGTTTTATCTTCAATGTGCGCTTCTGCGAGTTTTATGTACACTGAACCATAAGTACGAGAGTCGCCTCCCTGTATTTTGAATACAGCTTCTACAGTTCCTCCTTTTTCTGTTATTCTTTCGTGAAGAATTTTATTACTTTCGCCCCTAAAATCTCTTGGGGTATGCCCAACTAATTTATTATCTCCCTTTCTATATATCCCTACTGCATATTTGTCGTATGGGTTATTTGTTTCTGCAACCGCATATCCTCTGTATATTCCAAAATCATCGGGGCTTACGTTATTGTAGTACATTCCTACCATCTCGTAATAAAAATACCCCTCTGCGTTTGATGGAGTTTGATCTATTATTTCTGTTTTTATAGGTTGATTTTGTATTCGCCTTTCTCGTGCGGATTGCATCTCCTCCGGTGATACTTTTTTATATATCGGCACTTCATTTTCTTTTATTTCTTTTTGATGTGGCGATACAGGATCAACCGTTACATTTGATTTATTAGCTTTTATTGCTACTTTTATTAAGTAGAATAGTACTATGGCTATGATTATTGTAATTATTATTCCCATGATATTTATATTAAGGATTTGGTGTTACTCCTGTATCAGTACCGTTACTTGTATCTATTGTGATATTACCTCCGTCTCCCATTGGCGTATTTTCTTGCGATACATCAACACCATTATTGATTGAGTTATCTTTAACTTTAACGGTGATAGTGGTAAGCTTATTGCGTTTGAATGTAATGTCTTTTGTTACGAGAGGAACTACGGCGCCATCTGATTTCTCCCATGACATTGATAGCGGAATGGTTTCAGAATAAGTATCAGATATCCAATCCGCATCAGGCCCATATGTACCTTGAAAAGCAAATATATCCTGTACCTCTATGTTTGGATATGTTATATACAAGTCTGATGCATCTTTTAGGGTTATTTTAATTCTACCTTCGGTTAACCCTTCCGTAATTACTTTAAGTCCAAAACTTACTCTTTTCATATTTATAGATACATTTCCATTTTCTACGGGATTGTAATCAGAGATTTGACCATAATATCTATCTGTTTTTGAATGATAAAGCACCCCCGAGTTTCCTATCTCAACGCTAGCCCCATAGGCAATATTATTCATATAGGAAGAACTTGAGTAAATGAATGCGCGTTGTATGACAGTCACCTCTCCCATAGATAAAGAAAATGGCATACTATATCCTCCATTATAATTATGAATCTTATTTTTCCCATCTACTATCATTGTGCATTCAAATTTGTAATTATACCCCTCTAGAAGTTTTATATTTATATTAGCTTTATCATCAAACAGCCCATAAGCATACGGTTTATATTCACCACCGGAAGAAGGTTTAGAATATACTTGTATTCCGTACAAATCATTAGTTACAGCCCTACTCAAAGGAGATTCTTCTATATTTGTTATCTCACCAGAAAAACCAAGGTTAACAATATATTCTTTAGGGTTAGTTGGCTTTTCGATAGTTGGTTCTTCGATGATGCTATTTCCACCAGAACAACTATACAAACACAATAAAACAGATAGAATAGAAAACAAAATTCTCATAATAAAAACTATTTTAGTATTTAACAATATAATAATATTAAGCCCAATTTTTAATACTTACAACTCCGACAACTATAGCCCAATCACTGATTTCTTCTACTGGCAAATCATATGGCAAGAATCCTTCTTCTTCGTTGAACGAAACACATTTTATAAAGCCTTCTCGGTCTGCTGGCATGACCTTTTTTACTACAATACCATCATTTGTTGCTAGTGCATAAATCTCTCCCCATCTTAAATGGGTTCGACTAGTCCATATCTTGCAGGCTACGATGTCACGCTCATTAATACTTTGTTCAGGACAATTGCGGTTTATCATGCTACGTCCTCGAGTTCTTATTGTAAAGTCGCAATTCGCTAAATCAGGAATAACGTAATATTCGCAATCCTCTCGCTTTATAGCTACGCTGAATCCGTTTGGGATACCACAAGAAGCTGCATGTTCCTCTATGTGTGGAATAATTTTCTCTTTGCGAGATTCTTCACAGTGAGGGGTTTTGTTATTTCCTTTGAAATCTTCTTCAATTTCACAGTTATCATTAATCAAAATTTCTATTGGAACATCAAAGTACTTAGCGAGTAGGTGCAAATTGTCACCTTTTGGTTTACTACTCCCATCCATATATCTAATTATGGATTGTTTTGCAATTCCGGTATCTTGCCATACTTTATACGACGTAACCCCCTTTTTATCAAGCAATAGCTTTAGTTTATCTGCAAGAATCATATTTAGACCTATTATAAATTACCTACTTAGGTGATAAAAGTTACCTAAAAATTTCAATAGGTAACTTTTATCACCTATCTTTGTCGCATCAAAGTTAATCAATCAATCAAGAAATAACAAATTAAATAGATAGAATTATGAAAGCAATTAACCAATTAAAGCAAGGTGATTTCTTCCGCCTCAAAAGTTCCGACACTGCTCCGGTTTGGGTTCGTGGCGAATATATCCGTTCAGAGCGCAGATATAGTTGCCATAAGTTTGACGATGTAAACCATGAAAAACTAATACCGGGCAAACTCAAAGTATATACCGAATTTGAATTTTAAAGCAACTCCGGTAAATTCTTCGCAACAACGTATAACATTAAAGATATAAAAGAAAATGAGAAAAATATGCATGCTAAAATTCCGAAGAATAACAAGGCGCGTGGGTCTTTTATGGAAGTCCATAGATCGTCGTATTCTGAGCCCTCGCGGATACATTTTAACTTCTTGCGAATTTCCTGACAGTGCCGCTTTGAACACTCCGTATCGTAACGCAGTACGATTATTACGCTTAGGATGCCCAGTGTTATTAGAGCTACGGTCAAGACGAACAAAGAGCGGACAAAGGAAGATTCTTGGCTATTATTGGATAGTGCTATCAACGAGCCAAGAAGGGCGGACGCCGCAATTAAAATATTGTAAAACCACGTTGAGCGATTTTTTAAAAGTGTTTCCCTCGCTCCCTTGTACTCTGTAAGTAGATTAATAATTCGATTCATGTTTTTGACACAAAAATAGTAAAAACAAATAATAAGTAAAGCAATGGAAACATCAACACCAATTAAGCCGACTCTTCTTGAAATGGAGATCGGAGCAAAAGTAACTTTCCCTAAAGATCGAAGAAAGTCAGTAAGAACTACGGCATCAGACATTAAAACGGATGAAGGCAAAGTATTTACGACTTGGATTGAAGACGATAAACTATTTGTGAAACGTAATAAATAAAATAGTCATGGCAAGAAAAATAACAGGAAAAGTAGAGACGGTTGCCAAGAAATGGCTTAGCAAAACTGAGGCAATGGCATATCTCGGAGTATCAGAAGATTATTTAATGACACTTAGAAATGCGGCCGAAATATCATTTTCACAACGAGAGAGAATGATATGGTATGACTTAGCGAGTATAGAACGATTTTTAACAAGAAACAAAGTAGTATAATGCTAACCCCTAAACAATCCCCTTTCGCCCTAATCGGCATGTTTCTCGCCTGTTTGCTTGCAGAAGGCGAACCGGAACCGGGCAAATTGATCATCGCACTTCTGGCCGTAATTGTAACGGTACTGTATGTGATAGTATGTAACGAAGTAAATCAACGGAGAAATGAAAAGAGAAAATCTGAATTGTATCGGTAATTGCCGCCTCTGTTCCGTTCTGGGCGAATGTCCGGCCGATCATGTTCATTGCGAAGATTGCGGAACCGAAATAGAACCGGGCGAAGGTATTGAGGTCGAAGTCGAAGCGGTGCAGAACGGCCGACACGGTACGAAAATGATAACGGTATGTCCGGGCTGCTTCGCGGAGTACTATCAGGGAGATGAAACGATAGAGTTTGATTAAAAACAAATAAGATATGAAGCAAAGTGAACTAACTCACGGTTCTCTATTTAGTGGAATCGGTGGCTTTGAATTAGGTGCTGAGATGGCCGGAATTGATACTTTGTGGAATTGTGAGATAGAAAAATTTCAAGGTGAAATATTAAAAACCAAATTTCCTCATGCAGAAAGATTCACAGATATTACAAAAACAACCGGTCTCCGATATGTGGACATCATTAGTGGAGGATTTCCGTGTCAAGACATCAGCGTTGCCGGAAAGCGTGAAGGTATTAAAGGGAAGCGTTCCGGGTTATGGAGCGAAATGTATCGAATTGTACGGGAAGTTAGACCTAAATACGTCATCATTGAAAATTCGCCAGCTCTCACTATTTCCGGTCTTAAACAAGTCTTATGCGATCTTTCCAAAATCGGGTTTAATGCGGAATGGCAATGTATATCAAACTACGCTTTTGGATACCCGCACAAAAGGGAAAGACTTTACCTTATTGCCTACTCCGACAAAATCGGATTACAAGGCGACATTTGCAACGATGGACGCTTTAACTCGATATTTAAAGAGTGGACATCAGATACGAGTGTCGGATATACTTGCGCAAAAAGGATTCTTGAAATCCCAGCGCATAGCATTGTTAGAAATGATGATGGGTTTCCCAATTGGACACACAGAGTTGGCTCGATAGGAAATGCTGTTAATTCTTGCGTTGCAAAATACCTATTTGAATGTATTAAAGGATTTGATAAACAATTAGCGTAAAACAAAAAAGAAAGGAATAAATCAATTATGACACACTGGAAAACCCAATTTAATTACCCATATCTGGGCGCTCACAGCCTTCCGGAAGGCAAAGACTTAATTCTTACTATCCGAGAAATGAAGCGCGAAGAAGTGACCGGGGAAAACGGTAAAAAAGATATGTGCTTAATCGCATATTTTCACGAGAATGTTAAACCGATGGTAGTTAACAAAACCAACTGTAAAACATTGGAGAAACTGTTCAAAACGCCAGATATTGAGCAATGGATCAATAAGGCTATGCAAGTCGGCTCCGCTCGTGTAAATGTAAAAGGAGAAATGATAGATGCACTTCGTATCAGACCATTTGCGCCGAAGCTGGGTGACGATAGATCAACCGTTGAAACTGGTTCCGCAATCTGGAACAACATTATAGACGGTTTAAAAGGTGGCTATACAGTAAATCAGGTCATCGCTAAGTATAAACTAACCAAAGAACAAATAAAAGAATTACAGAAACATGAAATCCGCTGAACAAAAAGAATTTGAATGGAAAGAAAAACGGCGTGGTCTGATTACAGCCTCCGTTCTTCCTGATCTGATGAAAGCTGGCAAAGGTACGCCATTTGGCAAAGCCGCTTTAGATGTGATGTTTGCTGTTCGCTATGAACGCCGAACCGGAGTAACCCGAGAAAACGGAACTGCAAAAGCCTTCGATTGGGGGCACGAAAATGAACCGCTCGCCGTGGAATGGTTACGTACGCAGCTATTAAATGAAATCAAGTCCTGTACTACCGATTTTGAGGACATCGTATTTAACGAGCCGTTTGAAGGCTTTGGCGATTCGCCGGATGCCTATGTATATGGCTTTGATGGGAAAGTATCGGCACTGGTTGAAATTAAGTGCCCGATGTCACAAGGAAAGATCGAGTCGCTACAACTGCTACAGGAAATTAACGACAAAGATGAATACTATTGGCAGTTTCTCGGGCATTTCCTCGGTCGCCCGGATGTAGATACCCTGTATTATGTCATCTATGATGGCTATGTAAATGACGGGCGTCTGCTTGAAATGCACCGGAGTGATCACACTGAAAACATACAGAAGTTGTATGACCGGGTACGACTGGCAAATGAAATAATAGACGAATCATTACGGAGTGGTCGGGATTTTCCGGAATGTATCGACAAGGCTAAGGAAGTTTTAGCGATAAAGGTTGAAATTGAAACATTAAAGCCCAAAGCAAAAGGCAATGTTCCTGTACAAAACCAAATAACAAGGCTTAAAAAGAAATTAAAGAAATTGAAATTAGCAAGTACTGTCACAACACATTAACATAATATTTTAAAACATACAATTATGATGCACACTTGGTTTTTATGCAAAATCCGTTACGAAAAAATGGATTCAGAAGGAGTTAACAAAAAAGTTACTGAACCCTATTTAGTCGATGCACTCAGCTTCACCGAAGCGGAAGCACGTATTATCGAAGAAACGACACCGTTTATCACTGGCGAATTTACCGTTACCGATATAAAACGAGCCAATTATAGCGAACTCTTTCCATCCGATGAAGAAGCGGCCGATAAATGGTATGCCGGACGGCTTGCTTTCGTTGTGCTGGATGAAAAGACCGCAAAGGAGAAACGAACCTATACGAATGTACTCGTACAGGCCGCCGATCTCCGCGATGCTATGAAAAAAGTAGATGAAGGTATGAAAAATACCATGGCGGACTATCAATCTATTGCATTGAAAGAAACTGCAATTATGGATGTCTACCCATATCATTCAAAGGATAAGTAATAACAAACCGGGTGAAAGTCCCGGTTAACGGAGCGTAGCTTAAAGGATAGAGCATCGGCGCGCGCAATAAAGACAGCAGTATAGGCGGTTCGATTCCGCCTCGCTCCACTACTAACAAATATTATCAAGATGGCAAAATACAACAATACCAAGTACAAAGGATACGACTCTATTCGCGAGTATAGACGGGCGCAAGAACTGAAATTGCTCGAGAAAAAGGGAATTATCTCTGATCTGCAAGAGCAGTGTAAATACGAGCTTATTCCGGCACAATACGAGTATTATGAAGTGAAGGGAGTCCGGAAGATGTTGCAGAAAAGAAAGCTATTGGAAAAGTCCCTGTCCTACTATGCCGACTTCGTTTATTATCGTGATGGCGAATTAGTGGTGGAAGATGCGAAAGGGATGAAAACGAAAGAGTATATAATCAAAAGAAAACTGATGCTTAGCGTACATGGTATCAGAATAAAGGAGGTTTAATCATGGCAAAGAAAATCATTCAACCACAAAGTAAACCGGATTGCCGGAGGTGTAAGTATGGAGGTGAAGAAAAGAATTATATGTGTTATTGCTCCGCTCTGAGTGCATTTAGATCGGCAGGCGTAAGGTTATGTAATTATTATATTTCTCGATAATGGAAGGCTGGATTAAACTTCATAGACAAATATTAGATTCCGATCTATGGACGGATGAAAAATTCACCCGTGGGCAGGCATGGGTTGATCTTTTGATGGTTGCATGTCATAAAGAGTCATCTTTCAGAAAGCGAGGTATAAAAGTGTATCTAAAGCGAGGGCAAGTAGGAAAAAGTTTAGATGAACTTTCAAAACGATGGCGATGGTCAATAGGAAAGGTAAAGCGCTTTCTACTTGAACTTGAAAACGAAACGCAAATCATAATAGATAATAACAATGTAAATCAGATTATTACGATTGTGAATTATAATAAATATCAAACAGATAATAACGCAAATAATAATACAGATGATTATACAAACAATATCGCAAATAGAAATGCAAATGATAATGCAGACGAAATGCAGAATGATATGCAGATAAACATGCAAACAGAGATGCAAACGGAAACATACAAGAATGACAAGAATATTACACCCACACACGCGTATATGCGCGAGGCTGAAACTGATTTAGAGAATTGCTTTAATGCGCTGTCAAATGACGCTATTTGGTACGAGTCATTTTGCATGAACAATCATTTAACGCTCCAACAGTTCGCTGATTATTTGAAGCAATTCTTCGTCGAACTTCAAAACCGGGGCGAAACATCAAAAAGCGAAAAAGATGCAAAACATCATTTCGCAAGCTGGTATAAACTAAATAAAAACAGAAATAATGAAACAGATCGGAAACATAGTAAGGCAGACAAGACAAGAAACCTCGTTACAGAGCTTGCAGCATACAGCGAAGGGGGAACAAGTAGCCTGCCTGATGAAGAGGTTCTCAACTGGTAAAGAGCTAATGACTACGTTTAATCCTGACGTAGGATCAAGATTGCCGGGGAACTACGAGAAAGTATATAATAGCGATGCGCCAACGATAGGGTTGGTTTCCACCGCTTACGGGCGCGATCTGTCTCTGCAATGGATAAACATTCAACTGAACAGTATCGATCAATTTACGCAGGTTAAAAACGATCTTCCGGAGTCATCCCGTAAAGAACTCGCAGAATTGATACTTTCGCACTACAGCGCTTTAAAGCTGCCTGAATTTATGCTGTTCGTTGCCCGGTTCAAATTAGGGCTATATGGCAAATTTTATGGTTCCTTCGACCCGATCGCATTTTGTGAAGCAATAAAAAAGTTCATGTCTGATAGGACTATTGAACTTGAACGGATGCGCATCCGGACGGGGCAAAAAGAAGCAGAAGAAAGGGCATTTGTGCCGCCGGAGGGATTCACCTCGTTAAGCTGGTATCAGTATCTAAAACAACGGGCACAGGAAGGCGATGTAAACGCAATAGAGCAATTAAAACCACCAAAACAATAAAGTTATGCAGAAAAGAAACAAGAATCCAGCAGGCGACTTTAAAAAGTCAGTGGTTCGCATAGACCTCGATGACTGGAAGCGGCTCGACGCTATCAAAGCTAAATACAAATTCAAAAGTATCTATGAAATCATGCAATATCTGGTAGGTGCATTTCTGAGAGTAGCCGATCCGGAACACGAAGAAAATGATGATCCCATACCGGACGAAATTACGGAAATGTTCAGCGACTTTGCGCAGGCTGAGAGACAGTTCAACTACTCAAAGCCGAAACGGGCATTGCCGCAACACGTGAAAGACGAGAAGAACGGACAACTACGATTTAAATTTTAAATAATGATTAAGAAACCAATCAACGCAAATTATTTGCAAGACGTTCCGGAACATCATAAGCCCGTGAACGAACAGAACCGGAAGTATATCGACCGATTCGTTACAGAGAATTACGAACGCTTAAACAGCAAGTTTAAAACAGACGAAAAGATCAATTCAAGCGGATTCGGAGCACTCGACAAGCTGAACGAGACACTTCTAAGGCTTTATACTGATCCGGACTTATGCTTTACGAACTGGCCAGATGCAGAACGGTATATGTCGAGTAAGTTCACTGAAAAAGAACTACGAGTCCCGGTTCGGAAACCAAAGAGAGGGGATGAAGTGGAGAATTAATTTAAAACTAAAAAGAAATGAAGAAATTAAAACGATTACATTACTTCCATTATCTGGTGGTTGGCAAAAATCTGAAACAAGTAATGAAAGAGAATAAAAATCTTTATAGATATATTAGCCCATTAGGGAAGCTATCTAAGGGCGCATTACCATTTTAAATTAACGTATAACTAAAAAAAATGAATAAGATAGTAGTAACAATAAAATCTTCTCAACCTTGCTATTTAGGGCAAGGCTGGGCGGGTGATCCTCCAAGAACGCACGATATAACTAAAGCCCGAAAATTTAGTTGCGTAAAGAATGCTCGTAGAGCTATTGAACTTGCCAAGCTCACACATCCTTTCCAAGAAAGAGAATATGATATTGAACTGATTGACTAATAACAATAAAGAAAGGAATCAAACATGAAAGCAGGAGAATATTCATATTCTATACACGGACGAAATTACAGAATATGCGTCTGTGATTATTCAGATGGGAAAATACAAACATCAAGTCCCGTTCGTAACGAACCGCTTTATATTGACCGCGAAGAAGCTCGGAAACGTGTATACGAGTTGAACGGCTGGAAGTATAAACCTAAAATGACAAAGCATGAATAAAGCAGAACATTACATTCAACAGGCCACAACGGAACGAGTTCGTTCGCGTGCCCTGATTCGAACAGTCGCAACAGAGGCTATTCGAATACAGCGAGAAGAAACGACAGCAAATGCAGTCACAGTATTTAAACAGATGTGCCCGTCAAGAGTAAGCAAGGGTTGCGCGAATGTGACTCACAAGAAAGAAACTCAGTCAACCCGGTGCGATGGGAATTGTAAACGCATCAAGTATTTACTTGCTGGTATGAATAAGCTGGAATGAAGTATTTAATTAAACGGATTCAATGCGTATCGGGCGAAGTAATCGATACGCATTATGTGAACATTGAAACAAATAATATTGAAGCTACCAGAAAGGAACTGCACGAATGCTATCAATGCGATAGGATATTATTTAGTTATGAACAAATAAATAAAACACAATGAGCAGAAACCCGCATTACATTAAGATGATCAACTCGCAGCGCTGGAAGAACCTACGTTGCGATAAGCTTAGAACTAATCCGGTTTGCGAAGTATGCGAGGCGAACGGGCTGAGTACACTTGCAACCGAAGTACACCACAAAAACCCGGTTGAATCCGTTCCGCATGAACTCGGAATGAAACACCTTATGTTTGACCGGGCAAACCTACAGAGCCTTTGCCATGCGTGCCATTCTGAGATACACCGACGCGCGTTTAGCCATTCGAAAGAAGCAATTCAGGCAAACAACAGGCGGGCAACAGAGCGTTTTGCAGATAGATTTTTGTAACAAATAGAGAAGAGGGTATATACCCTCTTCTCTATTTGTTACAAAACATGTTTTATTAATTTATACGTCTTATCCCAGCTCTCTTTTTCGTTATTGCTAATTCTAAATTTTCCTTTTTAATATCATATATCAGTTCCTCAAGATACGAATCAAATTGGGTAACACTATCTTTTTCTTTTGTACAATAAATTCTCAAATCATTATTTTCAAATAATCGAAGAGTACTTTTATTATTCATTTTTCTTAATTGCAATAATATATTTTCTGCTGATTCATAATTATAAGTAACAATGGTAATCTTCTTTTTAACAATATTCTCAGACCGAATATTCCCAGACTGTGTGAGAAAAAAATTAGAAAAATAATAATAATCCGTCAATCCTAAAGAATGTCCGAAAAAAATAATATCATCATTTTCAAACAATGATTCTCCTAAATTCACTGAACGGTAATGTTTGTTATGCGACTTTAGCAAAAAACAAAATGCCTCTGGGATTTCAACTTCATCCTCTATTCCTATTATAATATTGTCATCATTTATGGTTCCATGTACATGTTTTATACTTATGTTAGGTTTTATTACATCGGAAAAAATATCTTCAAACGGAGTATAATTAAAATTATATATTTCCAAAAAATCCGATTTCACTAAAGTTTTCAATAACCGACAGGCACATGAAGACGTTATGTATGAACTGTAACAAAGGCTACTCAAATAATCACATAACTTTTGAGAAAGACAATTAAATTCTTCTTTTAAAGTACTGCTATCTTTTCCTTGATTATTCATTGCATAATTTTTTATTTCATTCTCTAAATCAAACCATTGTTTGATTTAGAGATGCTTGTCTGATATGCTCTATCAGTCCGCCATGAATACTATCTTCGGACGAAGGAAAATATTTACTCTCAAGGAAATCTTTATACTTCGTTTTAAATCCCAAATCTAAATCAAATCCATTTCCTAATATTAGAACTTTTCCCATATATTTCTCTTTTTTGCACAAAGATAATATATTATATTTTATTTCAAAAGCACATATACTCTATTAAGTAATAAAAAACATCGTACAGTTTGTCCTTTTTAAGGAGGGGGGGTGTTTTTTTCAAAAGCGACAAACTGCTCAAACCCACTCCCACCAGTTTTTACACGCACGGAGAATTTTCAAAACGAGGGGGTATCCGTTGGGGGTGACATTTTCCGTTACAATCTACGAGCTACCAAATACTTACTTAAAAAACATACGTGTAAAAAGCGCGTAAAAACATGGCAACTTTAGACGACATAACAGAAAAAATCCGTTCCGCAATGGAAGCACAAGGCACATACACCCCTGAACTTGATTTATGTATAGAGCTTTGTGCCGGGTCTTATATGGCGTTCCGGATTGCTCTATCTGACATCTCAAAAAAGCGGATGAAATCTTTCACTAAAGAGATAACCCGCGAGAATAATGAAAAGCTGGTTGCACATCCGGCTTTTAAAACTCTGTTTGATGCGCTTGAAGCCACTCGCAAGCAGTTGCGCGAACTTGGCTTGACATTGCAGACCCTTGCATCAGGTGAAGCCGACGAAGTAACCGAATTAATCGACGAAGTAAACAAGGCGGATGACTATGAATAAGGAGGAACTTATACAGCTAAAGACTGCTACCGTTGACGTATTGCGCTCCGTTGATATAAACTCTTATCAGTTAGATAAAGCGGATATCCGGTTAAACACTTATATAGCCGGATGTATAGGCAACCCGGAGGCGCATAACCTTTACGAGTTACTGGCGATCCGTCGTTTCTTTTATCTGCTGGATAAATATGACTTTAGACCCGGTAAAGTCCGCCGCTTTATTGTGTTTTACGAAAAGTTGAAGTTTTCCGGCACTAAGGGGCTGACGAGATATAAGCTAACTCCGGTTCAGGTATTTCAATTCACGAACATACTTGGTTTTTATAGACCCGGGACAAATAAACGCCTGATTCGTGACGCTCTGCTATTTGTCCCTCGCAAATTCAGCAAAACGACAAGTATCGCAAGTTTAGCGGTATTCGACTTGTTGTTTGGCGATGCTAATGCACAAGCATACGTTGCCGCCAATTCCTACAATCAGGCTAAGATATGTTTTGATGAAATCCGCAACATCCTGAAAGCATTAGACCGGAAGTTGCGACATTTTAAGATTAACAGAGAGATCATAAATAACAAAATAAAGGGCAAAACCTCTTTCGCCCGGTGTTTGGCGTCCAGTCCCGACAAACTGGACGGGCTTAATGCAAGCACGGTGATAGTAGACGAATATTCGCAAGCCGATAGCGCCGCTTTGAAGAACGTTTTAACTTCTTCAATGGGCGCACGGCTCAACCCTTTGACCATCGTAATAACAACCGCCTCAGACAAGCATACAACCCCGTTCACTGAAATGCTTTCAATATATAAAGCCATTCTACGCGGTGAGGCTGAGAACGATTCTATTTTCGCCCACATCTTTGAACCCGACATAGACGATGAAGAAGGTGATCCGGCAACGTGGTATAAAGTACAACCCCACATGGGGATCACGGTTTACGAGGACTTTTACAAGGACGCTTATCAAAAGGCGCTATATAGCGCACCTGACGCATTAGAGTTTCGCACAAAGCTCCTTAACATCTTTGCGGTCAATTCTGAAACGAAATGGATTGAAGCAAGGGAGATCGAGGAACGGTTTAGGGCTATCCCTGTGGATAAGATCACAAGTCACCCGCCTACGATGGTAGGAGTTGATTTATCAGTACGTGATGACTTTTCAACTGTAACGTACAATATCTATTCCCCGGATACTAAGTCTTTTCATTCCGTTACGGATTATTATTTTCCGGAAGGCGCTTTGCCCGGATACCCTAACCGGGAATTATATGAAGGATGGGTCAAGGCCGGATATTTGAAGCTATGTCCGGGCGAAGTGATCGACTACGAAATGATCGTGAATGATATTTTAGCCCGGGCAAAGTACTTGAAAATTCTCGGAATTGGATATGACCCATATAAGTCGGCTGAGTTCGTAAATCTATTATCCGCATCGGTTGGCTATGCAAACGACTACATAAGCCCGGTAAAACAAACATACGGAACGTTTACAAGTCCTATAGAATCGTTTGAACTCGCGCTGCATCGCAATAAAATAACATTTGACCCGAATCCAATAACGCCGTATTGCTTTGGTAATGCCGTTCTTGACGAAGATAGGAACATGAATAAAAAGCCGATCAAACGAACGCATAATAGTAAGATTGATTCAACGATAACAAATCTTATGACATTTTACCTGTTTAACACTTATACAAATTAAAATATGAAGATTTTCAATATTCTAACAAGACAAATACGTAGTATTTCCGAAGGTTTAGGCAATGGAACTATTGCTCAAAATCAGGGTAACACAAATGCCAATGTACGTTTGGCCTCCGTTCCGGCTCAACCTGTTAATGTAAATTCGTCCGAAAAAGCAATGCAGCTTGCGGCGGTATACAGATGCGTTTCCATCCTTTCCGGAACAATAGCCTCACTACCTTTGCTGATAGAACGAAAACAGGACGGATATTTTTCTGCTGATGAACGCCACGAACTATACAAACTGCTTGTGCGCCGCCCGAATTTAAGGCAAAACTCTTATGATCTGATGCAGAATGCAGTTATACAGGTTGTGTTGGCTGGAAATGCCTACATTTTTATTCGCAGGACATGGGGAGAAATAAGTGAACTTATACTGTGTGCACCTAATACCGTAACTTATGACAAGTTTCGCAATATATATAAGATTTGCGACCCTATCAACAGAATAAACGGAACCTTTGAGGCTGATGATGTTATACATCTTAAAAACAAAAGTCTCGATGGAGGTTACACAGGAGTAAGCACAATCTATTACGGGTCTCGCGTACTCAGCATTGGGGGCAGCGCAGATAATCAAGCGCTCCACCTTTTTCAAAATGGAAGCAAGATAAAAGGTATTGTTTCAGGAGCCAAAGAAGGCGCTCAGGGAATTGCCGGTATGACTGATACTCAGACATCAAGTGTTGCCGAACGGATCGAGAATGAATTAAATTCCGGCCGGGGTATCGTATCAGTAAGCGGCGACGCTTCTTTTCACCAGCTTTCGATAAATCCGATTGACTCTCAATTGCTGGAACAGATGAAGCACTCTATTTTAGAGATTTGCCGCATGTTCGGCGTACATCCTGATAAGGTCTTTGCCGGACAACCCACAAACTACAAAGCCTCAGAAATGGGACAAGTGTCATTCCTTACTGATACATTACTTCCTATTCTCAAACAGTTTGAGGCGGAACTCAATGTGAAGCTAATTCCTGACAGTGTATCGCATCTGTACCGTATCCGCTACGATATTGATGTTTTGTACCAAACTGATCTCGCAACGCAGATAACCTACATGAAAGGAGGCTACGAACTTGGTATTTTTACCACAAACCATTTGCGGGCAATGAAAGGATTGCCACCCGTTCCCGGTGGTGATACTGTTATGACCGGTTGCAATTTCGCCCCGATTGACAGTCCTAAAATCAGAGGTGAATCTTCCGGGGAAAATAAAAACGAGCTACCAAATAACGAATAAAAAGCATATGGTAAAAACGGTATGGAAATTAGAAGTTATACGGATATAGCATCACCCAAGATTTCGGAAGGCCGGATGATAGAAGGCTTTGCCGCCGTATTCGATCAGGAGAGTAGGCTTAATTTTGACCAGAAAACAAAGCGCTTCTTTATTGAAGTGATCGAGCGCGGCGCCATAACAGACGAGTTAATTCAATCATGTGATATAAGGGCACTGATTGAGCATAACGCACAACGGATGATAGCCCGTTCAAGATATGGAACCGGTTCTCTTTCTTTAATGGTGAATGATTACGGACTCGGATACAAGCTATCCGCTCCTAATACTCCGGATGGCGACTATGCAGTAGAAATGATTTCAAGAGGTGATTTGTACGGTTCATCGTTTGCTTATTCTACAGATGACAAAAAGAACGTCACATACAAGAAGTTGGACGGGTTACTGTATCGAATCGTTCACAAAATAGATCGAATTTCAGATATTTCGATTGTTTCCAACCCTGCCTATTATGGAACGGACGTCACTTTGCGGAGTTTGGAGGAAATAGACAGTTCACTAACAGACAATTACTACAAAGAACAAATTAATAACTTACGAAAATTTATCTAACAATGAAAAAGGAACTTAACAGAATTGCAGAAATTAAAGAAGAAATGCGCACAATGCTTGATGCGGCAGAAGTCGAAAAAAGATCACTCACCGAGGATGAATCCAAGGCTTTTGCAGCTTTGAAAAATGAAAAGGATTTGCTGCAAATGAAGATCGAGCGCAGAAGTCTCGATACTGAACCGGAAAGAGATCGGGTTACTCCAACAAGAGCATTGTTTCCGCAAGCGGTTTACGATGTGGTATATCATAGATCACTTGATGACTATAATGGGGTTGTCACTGAGGACGGAATCAAAGTAGTTGAACACGGTTTGACTGTGACCGATACAGCTACCGTTGCTGATATCGTGCCTGTTACAATCGGTGAAATCATTGACCCGCTGGAAAAAGGGCTTATCATTAATAAGCTGGGTATCAAAATGCAAAGCGGGCTTGTAGGGGAGCTTATATTCCCCACTTTACAGGCTATTGAGGCCAGTATTGCGGGTGAAAACGCCGCAATTGGAGATACAAAACTTTCACTCGGAAAAATAAAATCAACTCCTAAGCGTGTGTCTATCTCTGTTCCGGTGTCAAAACGTGCTATCAGTCAGACTAATTACTCGCTTCAAGATGTTGTCTTGAAACAAATTTCACTCGGAAGTGCGCGACTTCTGAACAAATGGATGTTTTCAGGTACACAGTTAGAAGGCGCCAGTTCCGGCCCATTCGTTAAAGACGCTTCTGTAACATATACAGACTCCCCGTCTTTTGCTAATGTTGTCGCATTGGAAACGGCGGTTATGGCTGAGGGTGTCGATGTAACCGACGGAACTGCCGCATATGTTTGTACTCCGGCTGTTTATGGACAACTAAAATCAACTCCGATTGAAAAAGGATCACCTAAAATGATTCTTGAAGATGGCAAGATTAATGGTTATCCGGTACTTGTCACCTCCTACATGGCAACCGATACTATCGGTTTTGGTGTGTTCTCTTATGTTGCCATCGGGCAGTTTGGCGATATTGACTTGGTGATTGACCCCTATACACAGGCCAAAAGCAATATTGTAAACTTCGTTTTAAACTCTGATTATGATATTGTGACTGCACGAAGCGAAGCTTTTGCCATAGCAAAGAAGGCATAACGACAAAACTAAGTATTAATCAAAGGCTGGGGCTTCGGCCTCGGCCTTCTTCATTTTTTTAAGATGAAAGAATACGTAACACTTGAAGAGTTAAAGCAACATCTTAATGTTGATTTCGACAATGACGACACTTATATACAAGGGTTGATCATTCCGGTACAACTCAGTATTGAGGCTTATCTTAATGCACCGATTGAATCGTTCGTTAAAGACGACCGGATAGACCCGCGAATCTGGCACGCCATCCGCATTATAGCTGCAAACTATTATGCGAACCGTGAAGATATAACTTTCGCATCGCCTAATATCATTCCGGGTCATATTGCCTTCTTGCTTCAACCCTTAAAACGATATACATAATGCAAGCAGGACTATTGACCGAAATTATAAGTTTTCTACATTCTCAGACGATTCGCGACGCTTTGGGCGGTACGTCTGAGAGATGGACGGAAGCTTTCAAAAAGCGTGCGTGTGTCCGGTATAAATCCGGTACGCGCAAAGAGATAAACGGCGAGGTACTCAACACTCACACCGTCACGATCATGGTACGTTACAGCAAAGATATAAGCGAAAAAATGCGCATTGTCTACGAGGGACGTAAATACAAAATAGCCTTCATCCATCCGGATAGAAAGGCACAGTCTATAACCATCGAAGCAGAATTAATCAATGAGTAATATCGTACAAGCATCTTACCGGGTTGAGGTTGACGCCTCTAAGGTTAATGCGTTACTGGCCGCACTGAATGACAAGGAGGCAAAGAAGGCTATTAAATCCGGACTCCGTAAATCTGCAAGTATCATTCGAAAGCAAGCGCAAAAAAATTGGGTTGCATCTGTTCCGGGTGGGGCTGGATTGAAAAAAGAAATAAATATTGCAGTTTACCGCAATGCGTCCGGCGCACGGGTTGACTTACTCGACAAACGGCGGAAAGGTTCGAAACAGTTTGTTTTGAAATTCTTCGAAAGCGGTACGAAAGAACGAGCTACCAATAGAGGGGCAAACAGAGGTATTATAGAGGCTACTCACTTCTTTAAAAGCGCAGTAGACTCTAAAAAAAGTGAGGCTGAGAACTCACTGGAAAGAAACATTTTGGATTCAATACAAAAAGTAATAGATAAAAAGAAATGAGCTTATCAATCAGCAAACATACATTCTCAAAACTCAGTGAGTCGGAAAGTTTAACGCAACTTGTCGGGGATAGGATTTATCCTATTTCTACTAAAAACGCTACTTCTTTCCCGTTCGTTTTGTATAAGCGTAGTGCACTTACGCCAGCTTATACAAAGGATAGATATGCCAGCGGGGATAGTGTCACTATTGAGGTTATTGCCGCCAGCGATAACTATTCAAATTCAGTCGAGGTCATTGAGGCGGCACGCAAAGCGCTTGAAGGGAAGCGGGGTAAATACGACGATTTCAAAGTAACGGGCGCTAAACTTATCGCCGCCGATGAAGATTTCATTGAAGAAACTTTCATCCAGCGACTTACATTTGAAATTGAGACGGATTCAGTAGAGTAACTAACATTTAAATATTGAAAACAATGAAAGCAAATGCAGTATTAGGAAAAGATTTCATGTTATTTGTCGGCGGAAAGGCGTTGGCATTGGCTACATCCTGTAAATTGTCAATTTCGGCCGAAACGATTGACACGCAAAGTAAAGATTCCGGTATTTGGACGGAAAAGGACATTAAAAAATTGTCTTGGAACGGTTCAAGTGAAAACCTGTTCAGTGCAGACGATAAAGTAAACGGCTATGATGTCCTTTTGGACTTAATGTTAAAACGCAAGCCTATTGAAGCAAAATTCGGTATTCCGGCAAACGCGGATTCAGATGAAGTTCCCTCTTCCGGTTGGACTCTTCCGGCCGCATCTTACTCCGGTAATGTTTTAATTACAAATCTGGAATTAAACGCACCCGATGGCGACAAAGCAACATTCTCCGCGACATTTGAAGGCACGGGAAAACTTAACCCCAGAGTATCCGGAGATGGAGGTATAGTAGATGATCCGACCGCGTAAATGATGAAAGGGCGGAAAGCCCGCCTTTTCTTTTTCTAACTCAAAAAACTTATCATAATGAAAACGATCACTATCAAAAAACAGAAGTACATTTTAAAGTATACATTGCGTGCCTTCTTTATCTTCGAAAATCTCACCGGAAGGCAGTTTGCATTCGGCCGGATGTTGGATGAATACCTACTGTTTTACTCTATTCTTCTGGCAAATAACAAAGATACATTCTTGATGCCTTTTGATGAATTTATAGAGGCGTGCGAGTCTGATCCGGCTCTGTTTCTCTCTTTCAAAGAGTTCTTCGTAAAAGAGATTGAATTACTTGAACAGGCAGCAGATAGCACAAAAAAAAAGACGACTCCGAAGAAGCGTGCAGTATCCGGGAACTCTACGTCCGCGTTGTAGGTGAGGGCGGTATTGCGCCTGATTATTTCCTCGACCGGATGACGCTCGCAGAAGTTCGCTACTTCTTAGAAGGATTAGGCAGGCGTAACCGGGAAAGCTGGGAGCAGACCCGGATTATTGCGTATGTCATCGCTCAGGCGAATAGTACAAAACAACTAAAGCAATCGGATGTACTTCGTTTCCCATGGGATGAAGCGAAGGAAGACGAAAAGAAACGCACATCCGTTACGGATGAAGAAGTGAAACGATTGCGGGCAAAAGCAAAACTAATCGAAAAAGAAATGAATCATGTCTGATATAATAACACGACTATTACTTAAAACGAATGACTTTGACGCAAACCTAAATCGGGCAAAAGGTTCGGTTAACAGCTTTCAAGGCGGTATTTCCAGTATGGCAAAAACTGCCGGGGCTGGTATAATGAAGTTTGCTGGGACAATTGGCGTTGCTGTAAGCGCTTACGAAGGTTTTAATAAAGTGGTGAATTCATCTCAAACCACGGGCGACGCATGGGTAAAAACGCAAGATCAAATGAAAGCGAGTGTAGATAGTTTCTTTGCATCTATTGCGATGGGTAATTTCGGTGGTTTTTTATCCAATTTACAAAATGTAATTGATAAAGCTGGCGAATTATCTGTCGCTTTAGATAACTTAGAAACAAAAACGCTATTCAATAATAGCGAAGTTAACGATCTTAATACAAAATATCAGATCGAACTAAACAAAGCTAAAGCACGCAACATTTCAGATAAAGAAAGAAATGAGCATTTGGAGAAGGCAAAAGGGTATCTTCTTGAAATGAGTAAATTACACGATTCACTATCTAAGGCTAATATTGCCACGTCGTATATCACTTTGCAGGCTGATCTATCAAAACAAGGATTTAATAAGAATGTATCAAAAGATGTATGGGAGTACCTTTTAAAAGATAGCAACCGACCTGATATAGACCAAAGAGCCGCCAGATATAACAATACGATAAAGAACTATGAAAATCAGCTTGCACACACATATAATCCAGAAACCGGAGAATGGCTGACACAAACAGAAGCAGATAAAATCAAAAAGAAATTATCCGAATATAAATCAAGTAAATCCGGCAATTTTGATCGTCTTGCAAGTGTTTTCGTTGAACTTGCAGACGATGAAAAAAGCGCGATTGCGAGTGCTCTAAAAATGCGTGCTACTGCAAACGCATTGTCGGTTTCAATGTCCCAAAAAGAGTTGGAAATAGCTAATACAGATGCAAAAATAAATGGGGCTTATAATACAAATAAAGACAAAAAAAACGAAACAATTCCCTCTGGTTCACTTTCAGAACTTGAAAAACAGTTAGCTGATCTGAGAAAAAAATACCAAGATGCAGTAACAGATGAAGTTCGATCCTCTGTATTAAAAACGATCAAAGAGTTAGAGCAGAAGAAAGTTATCATAAATATGACAGCGCGATATGTTGAGGAAGAGTCACCTTTGAAAATGGCCGGACTTCCCACAAAAGGGATAGATACCAAAAACATGAAACTGCCTAAATTTGAATCACCTATTAAAAAGAAGGATGTTGATTTAAATCAGCAGTATGCTGACTCTTTAGGAGATGTAAGTAATGTTATGGGCAGCTTATCCGGACTGTTTGATAGTAATACTGCATCTGTTTTGCAGTGGGGCAGCAGCCTAATCGGAACTATAGCACAAGCTATCCCAAAAATCTTAGAAATGTCTACGGCTAACGAAATAGAGGCCGCTTCCGCTACTAAAAGCGCATCTGCAAATACTTTGGCGGCTGGTTCAGAGGCACTAAAAGCACATGCAGGTATTCCATTCGTCGGCATTGCAATGGGGGTTGCTGGGGTTGCAGCGATAATTGCCGCAATGACAAGTATTCCCAAATTTGCAAATGGCGGTATAGTACCCGGCATTTCGTTTGCGGGTGATAAAGTTCCGGCGATGCTAAACAGTGGCGAAATGATCTTGAATGGTTCACAACAAGCGAACTTATTTAAAATGCTCAATTCAAAGCTATATAGCGGACTTGATGTTAGCCGCCCCAATATTTCACCTATACCCGGGCACTTGGCCGGATTGATCTCGCCGTCCCCTAATGGCCAAAAAGTTGAAGTATCAGGAAACTTCAAGGTAAGAGGACAGGATTTAGAGTTAGTTCTCGACAATCGAAGTCGAATCAAAAATAAAATCAGATAATATGGCAAATTACGGAACAATATACACTCTGCCTTTCAAATCAAGGCTAAATAAAAGTTATATCGTAGAAATTCAGAAAGAAGGCTATACGGGGCGAGTTGCCGAGTTAGCAGGGAGCGGCGACGCTCCTTTCTCTATTGAGATTGCGGATGACAACTTTCTTTATGTTCCTATTCGCTTTTCTACAGCTACTATCAGGGTGGTAGGAAATGACTACTTGCAAAGCCTATACTCGACCGGATATCAGCAGTACCGCGTTAACTTCAAACAGGGTGATACGATTGTTTGGACTGGCTTTATTACTCCGGAATTGTATACGCAAGATTATACCGCAACACTGTTCGATCTGGAAATACAGTGTGTATCTGCCATGAATACACTTGAATACGCAGATTATAAACAAAAGAGCGCAGGAAGCAAAGAGTTTGTTAGCTTGTGGGAGTTATTGACCCGTTGCGTCTTAGAGTCTCGCGGTTCTTATTCGGCCGTATACATACCACATGTTTACGCTAAAAGTCTGGCGGATTATGATGCAAACGCAAATGTCTTGCAAAGTATGACAATTAGCGAACAGAATTTCTTCGACGAAGACGATAAACCAATGAACTTGAAAGAGGTGATTGAAGAACTATGCAAGTTCCTTAATTGGACTTGTGTTGACTATAAAGGCGCATTATATTTTGTAGATGTAGATCATCGCGGAAATTACTATAAATACACACCTGACTTTTCATCCTATACGTTTGAAGCCGGGAATGTTCTCAGCGTGCAGGACATTCATTTTAGCGGTTCGGAACACACCTTAGATATTTTAGGCGGTTATAACAAAGTGACAGTAAAAGACAGCAATTATCCGGTTGGGAATTTACTTCCGGAAGAGAATTACGAAGATGCAAAAGTTCTTTCGTCACGCTTAAATACAAATAAAGATAGGAAATGTTACCGTCAGTTTCTTTATCCGAAAAACTGGAACATGTATTTGTATGATGGTAATACGGTTATCACCAATGACGATTTAGAGTTACGTGCTTATGATGCGCATGAGCTTGTAGGAGGAATACAAGAAAGGTACTGCAATTATAAAATAGTGGATGGTAAGCCAGATATTTCAGACTATTCTTTTACAAATGTTATACAAGCCAGATGTCTGAGCACTGACGGTAACTTATCAATGATAGGCGGGTTGGAACTCTTAACAAAGGTAATGGATTTTAAAGGCGCTTCCTCAATGTATGAATCCGGTGCATTTGCCATTTCTGGGAGTTACAAGACGATAGCAGACTCAAATTTAATTCCATGGGATAACAGTCGTGGTACTTATATGCCGTTGGCCGCCTGTCAGCTACGGATTGGAAATAAATATTATGGCAGTAGCAATGGATTATCTCCGTTCACTTGGTCAACTGATTCTAAAAACTTCTTTAGACTTCCTGCATCCGAAGAAAATAATGATACCCGACTGGACTATGTATCCATTGAGAATCAAAAAACAATCTATATGCCGTATAAAGGTATTTCGGGTGTAATAATTCCCGTAGATACCCTATTATATGGCGAGCTTGAATTTACTCTTTACGCATCTAAAATACATAATGCCATTGCTATAAATGGATTCTTGTTAAAAGACTTCTCTTTTAAATATGGAAAGAGTACCGAAGCCGAAAAGACTACCGACAATACAGACCGTTATTATGAAAACGTCGTTAACGAAGGCTACATTAACGAATTAGACGAAATCGAATTTAAAATATCCAGTTACAACAACGATGGTGCATGCTACAGCAAAGTAATGTTAGGTGATAACTACCTGACCGATAACCTCTATTCTTCTATAGAACAGAAGTTAGTCCGGCCTGAAGAGCATTTAATCCGGCGCATTATTAATCAGTACGGAGCTACCAAATTCAAACTTACACAAATACTGGTAGATGACGAAGCAATTACGCCTATCACAACTATAACCGATAAGTTCCAGCCAAACAAACGGTTTACGATCACGGGCGGTACAATTGACTTCGCGATGAATCAGTTTAATTGTAAGATGATTGAAAATGGTAGATATTAAAACTACATCCATACCCGCAAAGCCCCGGTCAAAGAACTATCCGGCTGGGGCTGTTATCACCCGGACGACTGGCGGCGTTGCTGTTAACGGCGGAGGCGGTGGAGGCGCTTCGGTTGACATTGTAAAGGCTACCGATACAAAGTCGTTTACCGATAGCAACGTACTGTCATCGCTCCGAACGCTGTTAGAGATTCGTTCGCGTATCATTGCTTCATCGGATACCGCCACAGAGTTAACCGATGATAATACGCTTTCTTCGCTCCGCATTTTGAAGGAGATAGATGCAGCGATTAAAGAGGCTTTGAAGAAGATAGATGATCTTTATTTAAGCAAGGTAAAAGCGGATATAGCTAAAGAGCCTATCACTTTCCTGAAAGGGCTGTTTGTTGGTGATGGGCTTACATTTATCAACGAAAGTGGCGACACGGAATTGCAATCTTTAGTTGCTCGGATGAAAGTTAAGGCCGCTACATTGGAAGTAACCGGTTCGGCCAATGTTGGCACACTTGATTCGGAAGGGAATATTTCAACAGGCGCGGATATTTGGGCTAAAGGTGACACGCATACTTTAAATTTACTCGTTCAGGCACTTGCAAAAACATACGATCTGAATGTTGAGCACGTCGCAACCCTGTTTCAAACCATAGTCAAGGACTATATCAGTTCAGAAAGATTCATCCCCGGACTGATGGGTGAAGGAATGAAGCTATACAAGGCTATCAATGGGGATTGGAACCTTGAAATAGATAATGCCGTAGTCCGTAAGGCCATGACCATTTTTGAACTTATCATTTCGAAAGTTCGTGCGGTTAACGGCGGTCTGGTAATTTCATCCGCCAACGGGCGTGTTAAGTCCGTTTCGGAAACGTCCGGCGATCCGGCTTACTATGTTTTAGGTATAGAGGGCGACATGATGTTTGTCGCTGATGACTTGGTACGTTGTCAGGTCTACACATCCGGACACGTTAAATACTACTGGGTTCCGGTTGCCTCGGTTAATGATGATTCGATTCTCATACTTAAATCCGTTTTTCCAAATGGTACAACTCCGGCCGTTGGTGATGATCTGGTTCAGATGGGTAACCTCACGAATCCGAACAGACAGGGTATTTTGTATCTCACCGCTTCGGAAGATGGCAAACCGCGCATTTCTGTACTGGACGGGGTAAACTCCACGTCTTTGGCCGGCAAATCAAAGGTTATACTCGGTTGTCTCGATGGCATGACAGATACAGACTTTCCGGCTGACTTCCAACCCTCCGGATACGGCCTGTATGCGATGAACTGTTTCCTGAAAGGTATTTTCATTCTGAGAAATGGAAAGAGCATCGAACAGGAGTTTAGTAATATTGCTACCGAGTTAGCGGCTATACCGGGAAAAATCGAGCTATCCGTTAAAACTAAGGTAGAAAATTTGGGTATAGGTGCTAACAATTTGTATAGTTACACAAGTTCAACGCTTAATACTTTATATCCATCTCCTACTATTGAAAGGCAAATGTCTCTGCATGGTTTCTATTTGGTTGGTTCACAAGGTAATGGAGGAGCTATGCGGATACCTAATATTATCCCGCCTATCCCCGGTAAGTATACCGTTTCCGGATGGATTAAAGGTAGTCAAAATACCCCAGTTGGTTTTACTATTGATGTGTGTGATTCTGAAAACGTAATTGTTAAATCAACAGCAGATAACCAATGGAGTTATTTCAAGCATACATTTAACGTAACAAAAAATACAGAGGAACAAAAGGATGTATATAATTTTGTTGATATAGAAAGAATTGATTGGGCTTATATATGGGTAAAAGACTTTAAAGTAGAAGCGGGTGAAATTGCAACCGCATGGAGTCCCAATTTTCAGGATGCAGTTTACAAAGGCGCTGAATATACCAATAGTCAAATTAGTGTAGTCGAAGGTAAGATAACATCCACCGTTGAAAAGATAAATACCGTTGATGGACGTGTTACCGGACTTGCTTCACGTATCGAACAGACCGAAAAAAGTATCACGTCTGTTGTTGGTGATATTAGTGTTATTAATAGTACCACCAATAGGCATATATCAAAGCGAATAGATTTAAGAGGATGGGACAATAATAAGTTTTTCCCGTTGGTTATAAGTATTCCGGTTTACCACAAAACAAGGGTTGAAATAAGTAGGCCTCTTGATGCGGGATACGGAAAACCTTCATATGGTACTCACGATGGCGGTTTTTCTATGAACTTAACGTTTGAGATGTCCGGTTCGGGTTGGGGTTCGTTACCAGCAGTAACCAATATCTTTGACTATACTAAAGCATGGACTTCTGCGGGTGCAAAGATAGTTGTTGATTTGGGACAAATAACTGAAACGTCTACGTGTAGAATGGGTATTAGGGGCGGTTCTATGTATGACGTAACCGTAGATGATACTATTGACCCAAACGTAATCAACGTTTATCAAACCGATTATCACGGTTCATATAATACATCGTTCCCCGTTCGCACCGATGGAACTGAACCCGTCCGCACATACGGATACTATACCGAAATAAAGCAGACGCAGGAAAGCATAGCTTTAACTGCAAACAAAGTGGACGATCAAGGTAGGCGATTAAGTGCGGCTGAGTTAACTTTGAGTTCAGACCACGCAAAATTAAGCGTAGTAGAACAAACGGCAAATTCCGCCAATTCATTAGCAGGCACAGCCAATAACAAAGCTGAAGCCGCCAATTCCTTAGCAGGAACAGCGAACAGCAAAGCCAACACAGTAGACGGTCGTGTCACCGCCACCCAAAACGGCTTAGTCGAAACCGGAATCAACATCACGTCCCGAAAAATCATTCTGAAAGCCGATAACCTGCTATTCCAAAATAACACAGGTCAACAGACAGCCGCCATCAACGCAAACGGCAAACTGTCTGCCAATGTGATTGAAGCTGCGGAAGTGGTGGCACAGGCATTTTCAGCACAGAGGATCACAACCGGAAACCTTACGGTAACTGATGGTGCAAAGATCGGTGCCTGGAATATATCGGGAGGCTCTCTTGTTTCGGCAAGCAATTCGCAGGCTAAGATCCTGTTAAACATGTCCGGTAATAAATTCCTTCGTATTAACGAAGAGGGGGACAGCCCTACAACTTCACGCACTGCATTGATGTCCATACGAAACGACAATTACAGTGGTCTAAGTATTGAATCATACGGAAGTTCCGGTTTTGCTCTAAGATGTTTGGCTAACGCAGGCACTGCAAATTCGATAGAATCGTATGGAAGTCATATTTTCGCCCAAAGGGGCGGTGAAAAGTGGAACGCTCCCGGAATGCTGTGTACCGGATATGTATATCAAGCGGGTACAGTCACTAATGAATGGGGCAACGGGTGCACCTTAACCAGTGCACAGAAAATAGCTACTGGAAAATACAGGATATACCACAGTTTGAAGCATCTGCAGTACGCTGTTTTAGTACAAGGCTTAGGGGGGTATGGCTGGGTATTCGGTCAGGTAGAGACACAAAACAACTCTTATTTTGAGGTTTTAATGCTTGACGCAAACAAGGGTCCCCGTGATTGTCCATTCCGTGTGTTCGTTGTAGGTCGCAATGTTTGGTAAATGCCCATTGTGAGCGCAGATTACAATAATAAATTCAAAAGAAATAGAATATGAAAATCAATTTTAGAAGAATTAAAGTAAAAACAGCTATTGACGGGGAAATTAAAGAGTTCGACGTAGCTAAAACAGTAGGAAACGCTATTTACTGTAATACACCCGATTTGGGTGAATTGGAGTTTGCCCAACGGATATATAAAGAAGGTGAAGTTGAAGTTGACGAACAAGGTGCAAATATCATTCGAAATTACGTTGATCCGGCTCCGATACTCGCAGTGGTGAAAACCGCTATTTATAATGAATTAGATAAAGTAATTATTAACTCCCAAAATCAATAAATTATGTTTCAAGAAGAATCAAGAGCAGTTCAAGTAAACGGTAAAGCCGTTTCAGGAGATTATCAGTACAATGTAAACTACAGTGTCAATAACGATAATCTCAGTCGTCTTCATTGTGAAATCATTAAAACGGTCACGGAAGAGATTGACACCCCTACAGGTAAGCAACCCGTAACCTCCGGGCGGTATATCGGGTATTTGCTGTTAGAATCGGGCAGCAAACAAATGTCTCTTCCGGAGTCGGAGAATGTTGCAGCGCACTTTGAAGTATTCGATCAGATCACCAAAGAGGTAAAAGCCACTTTATATCCCAAACCGGCATCTAAATCCAAGTAACAAGAATCCGCCCTGTCTTCACAGATGGGGCGGAAAGATGCGGTATAAAGGAAATGAATAATAACCGTAGTTTATTCATACCGCATTTGATAATACTTATTTAAGATGTTCTCTCAATAACACGTAAATTCGTATAATTGTTGTACATTCTAATAAAAAAATTATATAGAGTAAAATAGTTCTTATCAACATAGGTTGCATCATAGCTATGATGGTTTGCTACTTTTAGGGAATTAGTTTCTTTAAAAAAATAATAAATATACTATTTAAATTTATATATCCAAGAATATGAAAAATTTGAAGATGATTGCATTGATTGCCTTGCCTCTTTCTCCTTTGCTGGAACTCTTTGAGCGCTATGTCTTTGGTGACTGGGAGTTTGTCAAATGGTTGATTGTCCTTGTATGTGTTGATACGGTGCTCGGCTTTGTCAAGCACTGGTTATCCAAAGACATCAGTAGTAAGGCATATGGTATGATTGGGCGTAAGCTTATCATTTACAGTTGTGTATTGATCCTGTCACATGTGATGGGTAATTTCTCGATCGCCGGTCAGGTGGTCGATAGTTTCGTCTGGTTCCGGTATTTCACTTGTACGGCATTAATGATACGTGAGGCCTTAAGTATTATTGAGAACGTAGAAGAGATTTGCCCGGGCTTTTTCCCGAAGGCTATCATAAATAAGCTGAAGGGGTTCGATAATGTTTCGGGAAAGAAAGAGTAGTTTAGATAAAATCTCCCGTCGCTACGCTTAGCGACGGGGAATTACACAAACAAAACAAACAAATGTATAACTTTATCTTCCCAGACCAAGTTTACAAAATATAAAATATTGGAATACAAAGGTCGATTTTTATTTTTAATAAAAGTGTTAATAAAACCGCTAAAAGAATAATATATGCAATATTTTTACTCCAAGAATTAAGTCATAGCGATGTGGTTACAGTGCTTGGAACAAGTAATGTTCTGATAGTTAAAGTAATTCATTGTTTAGCGAGGTTGTTTTAGAATATTTTGACCAATTTGGGATAAATATCATCTCTTGAGACACTGTTGCAACATTCGGTGGCTATCATTACGGAATGGCTGATGTTACATTAGCGATGAAGAAAAAAGCAGGAGTTGTTATTGGACTATTTTTTAATTGAGTCGGTTTTTGACTTATTAATAATGGATGCACATAGCATTTATCTTAAATGCATTTATTATTTTGAAAGATATAGTTTTTCATCTGTATGCAATAAGATACGGTGTACTATCTTCACAGACCGCATAACCGTGTTTTTAAAGTTTAAGCATGTTATATAGCATATTTATTCCTATAAAAGTTCATTGTGTATCTATTAAAAATGCTTATAAACCTGTGGGATAATAATATTTTTTATCATGGAGATATTTTCATGGAGGGAATAAATAAGGATAATTATTGAGCTTGTGTAATGAATTTGTATTTAAAAATGTGAAAACAAGAAATAACGCTTCTACCTTCACAGGCAAAAGCGTTACAAACGGCTATTAAGGCAACAAAGTTATTGATTTATGTTATGTTTTATCTCCTTAACAACTTAACTCTTGAAAAGTTTTATAAACTAATAAAAAAATAAACAATATGAAAACAATTGATTCAATCATTATTCACTGTTCGGCCACGCGCTTCGGACAGGATTTGCGTGCAAAAGACATTGACCGGATGCATAAACAGAGAGGCTTTAATCAGATCGGGTACAATTTTGTAATAGACCTTGACGGGACTGTAGAAAACGGCAGATTCCTGTCTATCGATGGAGCGCATTGCAATACAAAAGGATTCAGTGAGCAGTCGTATAACAAGCATTCGATCGGTATCTGCTATATCGGCGGTCTGGATATTAATGGGAAAGCTGCTGATACCCGGACAGAAGCGCAACGAATAGCTTTGCGCGATTTAGTAGCGAAGCTCTGTAAAGAGTACCCTATTATCGAGGTGCTTGGACACCGGGACACATCTCCTGATCTGAATGATAATGGGGAGGTAGAACTGTTTGAGTATATCAAGGTTTGCCCATGTTTCGATGTCCGGAAGGAGTTCTCTAATTTTATGAAACCTGTAATCATACGGCCATGAAATATTTGTCTTACATTGCGATAGTTGCTCTTATCCTGTTTATCGTGTTCCGTCCGGCAAGGGTGGAACACGTACCGGGTGAAGTGGTCAGAGATACGATCGTCACAAATCGTATTGATACGGTTCGGGATACAGTGCCCGTTCCGGTTTATGAAAGCGTTGTAGATTCGTTCCCGTTCGTTGTTCCCGTCCCTGTACCGAGTGATACAGTTCGAGATACGGTATATTTGCCTATTACGCAGAAAATCTACAAAGACAGCCTTTATACAGCCTACGTGTCGGGATACCGGGCAAAGTTGGATAGTATAGAGGTGTACAGTAAAACGAGGACGATGTTTGTTAGAGAGCGGGCAAAGCGAAAGAGGTTCGGGCTGGGTGTGCAGGCTGGATACGGTTTTTCCGGAAATAAGGCAACCCCCTATGTCGGGGTTGGGGTGAGTTGTAATTTGTGGGAATGGTGATTATGCTCTCCAATAGAAGTGTTATGTTTGTAATATGTAAAACTATAAGGCGAACGAACATATAGAATTGTGGGCTGATAAGCTTTCAGCGTTAAATGGTTGTGATAAGTCATAGGCTTATGCTTTTTGTGAATATAAGCTTATTTCCATGATGAAATATTTCATTGTATGACTGAGTATATTCCTTTGAAATAATCCTATGTACCAGTACATTATTTTAGCAGATTTAATGACTTATGCTTATCTATTAATATGTTAAAACTTAATATTGCAGTTGCAAAAATTAGGCTATGTCGTATTTTTTACTTAAAATTGCACACCAATTTTAAGATTAATAGTTATGGAATGGGCTGAGACTTTACCTAATAGATGTCCTCCTGAAGATGCTATTTCACCTTCAGGAGAGTATTTTTATCGTATATCTAAAGGTAATCCAGTTGAAGATTCGGATTTCTTTTCTCAAAAGAAGTTGGCCCCAGACAAAAAATTCACTGGTGAAGGTATTGACGAGTGTATAATAAGAGCGGTTTCTGTTTATAGCAATATAGAAGATGCAAAAAGAACATTAAAACTTCCCAAATTTAAAGGAGGTTGTATTGCGAAAATTGTTTTAAATGGAGATGATGGGCTTATAAAGAAAACTTTTAAAAAATCTCATTACTCTTGGTGGCGTACGCAGTCTTTTGATTTTACGATTTCAAAAATAGTACAATCATGATTACTAAAATATACTTAGAAAGAATATTGGATTTCTATGATATACCTCAATTGTTTTTGGGTAAAGATATCGTAGGAACTAGATATTTATGTCTCCTGTATAATGATGATACATGTTATCAATATGTCGCAATACGAATTTCTAAAGATAAGATATGCCAATTTTTAGAAAATAGAATAGATCTTCGTTCCTTATTGATTTCTCCTGAAATAAGCAATGATTATTATATTGTTTCTTATTATGATAAATCATATTATTTAGATAAATATGATCAGGCAACCTTACCAGAAACTATGCTACCTGATGAAGGATATTTTTTTGATGGAGAAAGCGACGATGCATCAATAATATATGAAGCTTTAGAACATAAACATCCTGTTATTCATTTAGGATTTGAAGACCTTAATAATTCGCATTCTATCCCAGTATCTACACTATCTGTTTTAACTAACCAATATCAATCAATGATTGCCAATTGTTACAAAAAAACAGGTGGTGCTAAAGATGATAAAGATTTTAAATTGAGGGTTTTTGCATATTCTGCAGCCTCTTTCAATGTGCATATGTATGCAGAATCTTCTTTAGATTTATTTGGCTCCTCTCGTATAGAGAAAACTTTGTTTATTATAGATTCTCTTTTGAAATGTAGTACTAATGAGGAATTAAGAGAAAATCTTGCTCCTTTAAAAGGGCATACAGTTAGGAGTTATAAGAATTTTATTAAGGAATTGATTGACAATAGAATATCCGTAAAATATAAATGGGTGTCTTCAACTGTTGAGTCGAAAGTAATTACTAATAAAGTAGGATTGCCGAGATTGGAAGAAATTTATGAAGTACTAAGCGAATCGTCAGAATTGGACACAGAAATAAAAGAATTTGAGGGCGTCATCACAGCATCTTCCATGAATAATGGTAAATGGTCATTGAAAACAGATGCAGGAGAGTTAATATCAGGAAAGGCCAAAACAGACGAATTATTATCTGGGGTAGTTCTAGGTGAAGTAAAATATAAAATAATATGTGAAGAGATTTTGGAATCCAATAACCTTAGTTCTAGGGAGAAGGTAAACCTTATTTTAATTGAAATCAATAAATTAGATTAGAGCGATGACAGAAGAAATAAACAAGGCGACTTATTTAGTCGCCTTTTCTTTTTACTGTCTTGAATCATTAAACAATCCCGTTATACTACCTATAATCTGATTCAATCGCATCCAGCTTCCAACGCTATTAATATAATCAATTACTTTCCTATTTGCATCATCAACCTTCTGCCTATTGAAATCAATATAGATAGATGTCACCGAAGAGCCTATTTCATGCCCTAACGCTTCGGAAATGGTTTCTTTGGGTATATCCAAGCCTGCCGCAATAGTCGCCCATGTATGGCGCGCCCAATATGTCGTGATTTCCGGGAATAACGGTTCCCTTTCTTTCCTGCCTCCCCTACCCTTTCGTTCGAAATTTCCAATCTTCCGAAGGCCTCTATTCATCGCCATCATATAATTTCTATAATTCCCGCCCGACGTTTCCATAGCGCTTAATAAATACTCTTTCCCTCTATATCGACTAATTATTTCCATCGCTTCCGGCTCAACCTTCACAGAGTATAATTTACCCGTTTTTTCACGCTTATATTCAATTCTATCACCTACAAGCGCCTTTACATTAAACAAGTCTATACCATTAATGCCAATAAGATAAATCATCAGCATGAACATATCTCTATATTCCTTCTGGTACTCCTCACACTCAAAGTCACGTAATAATGCAAGTTGCTCAACCGACATAGACCGTTTGCGGGTCTCTTCCTTTTCTATTGTGAATTTCCTGAAAGGATAAAGCTCAGTTTCTTCATTATCTATCGCATAATTAAATACCGAACGAATATTTCTCAAATGAATAGAGCGTGTATTAACCTTTGTTCCTGCATCCGACATCCATCTATCAAAATTTTCAAGCCATTTGCGGGTTATCGTATCAAACGTGCAATTCTCATCAAATGAAGTGATTTTATTTTTAGTTCCTACATAGCAATCAACTGTATTCTTTTTGGTTTTCGTAGCAATGAAATCATCTATGTAGTCTACAAACTTCTTTTCGGTTGCAGAGTTATTTTTAAGCGCCCTTTCGATTTGCTCTTTCAATGCCCTATCACTTGTCCGCTTTAACTTCCCGCTTTCATCCAGAAGGATTATCAAAGTATCGACTTTGTTTTTTAGGTTCCTAATCGCTACGTTTCTAACTTTGTAGTTTTTGGCCTCTTTTGAGTACTCTGTTCCCGTCCATGTTTCAGGCGTAGCAGAAAACTCGGTACTAACAAGAAACTTGTTATTATGTCTCACGTTAATCTTTATAGGAAATGTTCCGTCTTTCTTAGAACGACGAGTGTCGAGATAAAAATTAGCTGTTGCCAT